TCTTCACCTGTTAATGCAAAGTATAGGTTTTGTAGTTGATGAATGTATTGAATAGATAAATCTAAATCATTTGCAAATCCTCCATTTAATTCCCAAATATCAACATTGTTTAAAGTCCAAAATGTACAGTTATAAACTTTTTTTTCAAACCCTAACTTTAACAACCATTCTTCCGTGAGAGGGATGGGTTTGCACCAAATTTGAGATTTAGGTGCTTGGTCTAATTGTTTTAAAGTAGACCATGTTGCTTTGTGATGATTGCTAAATTGGTCGTACCAATTTCCAATTCTTAGTTCATTTGCTTTCATCTTTAAGATTTATTGATACTGATGTTTCATCATCTTCATTAAGTGTATCCATTACTAGAAAGTAAAAGTACGCTGTAGAAATTACACCGCAGATAAGATAAACTAAAGTAATCCAACTAAATGTTTTAGTTAATAGCTCATTTAAATTAAGATCTGCTGTAATTCCTAATATTAAAGTTAATAGCCCGTAAAATGTAAATCTTCTTGTTTGTTTGTTCATTGTTTTGTTTTTTATAAGAAATATCCATTGTTTAATACTGAATTGTATATGTCATCAGTAGTATCTGAAAATTTAGGAAGACATTTAAAATGGCCATATGCACCATGAAAAGCCATAGCTTTCCTTATGTCATCCTCACCCCAACTATTTTTATGAATCTTGAGACTTCTGTAATATTTTGCTCCTGTTTTTAAATCAATTAATTTATTAGCATCATGTCCTGTTGGAGCATTAGTTTTAAATTTTACAGGATCAAACAAACTAAGACATATATCACAATCTTCATAAGATGTAGCACTATCTTTAATTTGCTCAGGAGAAGGCTCAAAACTATCCATCTTAGAGTATATAGGATTAGCAATATCTCTATTCATTTGAGCTACTAATACAGGACTAAAGCCATAGAAGTCCCTTGCGTACTGCAGGTGTTGAGAAAGTTTATCGATAGCTTCTTTTTTAGTATTTAAACCTTTTTCTTTAGAAACTAAAGATTGATGGTCCACTATAATGATAGTTATTAGATTCTCGTTGTTGGGTATATATACTTTTTGACTCTCAGATACTTGTTCTACTCTACCATGTTGTAAAGCATACTTCTGTATCCATTTATATATTCCTGTAGGATTTTGTTTACCATCTATAATTTCTACTACTTCAGACATATTATTAAAATACGGTTGGTATTTTAAAAACAAATCATGTTCATCTTTAGTTAGTTTAGTATCCCACCAACCTAATAATTTAGGAAGTGGTATTTCTATACCTTCATTTAAAAAGATTTTTCTAGTGAGAAACTTAGCAGATACATAAATACTACTTCTTTCCATTGAAAAGTAAACTATCTTCAATTTAAGTTTAGTAGTATCTTTGTTTTTCCAATACCAATCAAAGGGATTTAATAACCAACCACAGGTAGCTAAAGCTGATTTACCAGTGCCACTAGCACCAAATATTAAAGTGTATATTCTTTTTCTAATAGAGATATACCTATCTAATTCATTAAAACCTGTAGAAATACCAACATTGTTACCATCTATACCTTTAATTACTTCTTCTTTGAGTTTGTTAAATATTGATACCATCGTGTGTTTGATTTATTACTTCTTCGTCATTCTCCATATCAGCAGCTAACTGACTTACGTTATTCTTACTTATATAATAACCTAACAAAGGTAAGAAATTAAAGTCATTTTTTACAGCTTTCTCGCAGTGAATTATTAGTAAGTTTTGAATCTTTTGAGTGTCTGTTAAATTATACTTCTTACAAGTTTTTACTAATGAATCTATTAAATCTTTTTCTGAAGGAATAAAGTTCCATTTACCTTGTACTTTATGATTAGTCTTACTTGTTAATTCTTTCATTCTACTTTGTAATCTAGAATGCAATCCTGTAAAATCTAATTTGTCTTTTCTTGGTTTAAGGGATTGGATAAATTTTAATAATTCTTTAGCTTCTATGCTTTCTTTATTATTATCTATCCAATCTTCTATTTTTTGTAGGTCTGTCATTATGCATTTATTAAATAACCATCATAAAGTGCTTTGAATGCTGATCTTGTACGATATTCTGTATAGTTATCAACAGGAATTAAATTCAAATTACCATAGTTTGTTTGACACATTTGAAATTTAATGTTTGTAATAGGAATACTAAACATTATTGATTCATAACTAACTAATATATTACTAGCATTTGCAGGATCTGCGCCACTACAAAGTGCACCTGTCATTAAATCTTTAGAGAAGTCTCCTCCATCTAAAAATAAACTAAGGTAACCTATCTTTTGAAAAACTGTTGTCATAAGTGTTTGTTTAAAATTTTAATAATATCATCAATCTGAATTAGTTTTGAATGAGTCTTTTTAGCATCTGAATGAATTATTAACTCACACTCTGTTACATTTTTTATAATTGCTGATTTAATAGAGTATAACTTTTGTTTTTGTTTTCTTACATCTTCCATTAGAATAGGGTTGTTTGCATTGGGTTTATGATTTTTTTCTTTACTTTCTTTCCAGCGTTAACGTTATTAATGATATCCATAGCTTTATCAATATAAAATGTATAGTTGATATTACTAAAATGATGAACGTCTGTCTTTTTTAGTTGATTACATACTGTACATAACCACTCACCAGCATGGACTTCTGATAGTTCTGCAGCATTAGTTTGACATTCAGGATTTTTAATCTTTAATAACTTTAGACCTTTATCAGAAACAAAATACCTAATTAACTTATTATAAGTTGTTACGTCATTAGTTTCTTTATTCAAACCTTCGTAATGAAAATCTCTTGATGCTTTAGCACGACCACAAAAATCGTAAATATTTTTGTGATTTCTTATAAATTCATCAGGATTTTTATCTTCTAAGAAGTAAGCACTTAATGCTAAAGGAATTACTCTGAATGATTTATTCTTATGTAATTCAAAATCAGTCATGTAATCACCCTTATATTTTACAGAACCATCTTCTTTAATGGCTATATAATCATTTACACTAGAGAAAATCATTTTCTTAAACAATACTTCTTCAAGTTCATAAGTTAATTCTAAACTAGTTGCTTGTAACCAATTAGCTTTAATCTCATTAAACTTTTCTCGTAAGTTTTTAGGAACAATAAACGTAGCACCATCTGTATTAGCCATAATACATTTAATGTTATTAAGTTCACAATCTTCTATAAACATTAATAAAGACATTTCACCCGTAATACAAGTAGCTAAAGTCATTTGTTTATCATATAACCAGCTTGTCATATCAGAGCTTTTACCATAAGGACAATTACCGCCTTCTTTTAATGCTGCTACAATACCTTTAATCTTTTTATCTTTTTTAGCTAAAGGTTTAAGTTCTAATCTTTTAAAATATACTTTTTTATATCCTACTAAGAACTCTTTACCTAAATGAAATGGATAATAGTTATTATTAATAATAGAAGCTGGATAAAATCCAGAAACATCTATATCTATTAAATCTTCATCTTCAGAAGAAGTATAAGATTTATTATTAATTACATTATGTAGACCACCCTTAGCAAATGTATAAGTTTGTCCATAGAAAGTAATAGATTTAATAAAATCTTCATTAGACTTTAAAACTGTATCTTTAGTTTCTTTTAAGAAGCTTTGTAATTGTTTAGTTTTAAATTTTACATAATTAGGTATGCAGTGTTTTAATTTAATTTCTCTTCTAAAGAAACCTTTGCGAGGTAAGTCTTTATACTCTATAGCTTTTTCTTCGCAGTAATACTTCTTAATAATCTCATCACCAATCTTAGAATTACTATAATTAAGACATTCTATACCAAATTCTTCTTGTATATCTTTTCTTAATTGTATTTGATTATTTCCTTTATACAAAGGATGTTCTGTATCTCCGATAGTAACTTTATAAAACTCATAGGTAGCATAAACGTCATTTCTACAGTAATGAACTAAATCTTTGACTTCTTGTTCAGTAAAGTTTTTTTTATCATGCTTTACTGACATTTCTTCAATGTTTTCTAAATCTAGCTCATACTCTAACCTCTTCAGGCTAACCATCCTGTTTTTATTATCGTAGTGGTTAATTCTAAAGATATCCAATTGTTTAAAAGTTAATTCACTTTCTCTATAAGGAGGAAATAATCCATAGTTGGTGTCATCAATAACTTCTTGAGCT